TAAACAATGCAAGTAATGACTGGATTTCTTGTGGCTCTAGCCTTGCAGAAACAAAGTCTCTGTTAACAAAGCAGCTGCCAGCATTAGGTTCATTGAGATATTCGCTATGAAACTTCAAGCAGTTATCAATTAAGTCTTGCATTTGCTGGGCAACTACCATCATTGTGCTGTCATTCTGCGATCTATCTATCCTCTTGGCCTCTGCTGTCTCTCCTACTAACTTCTGACCAAGAACAGCTGCAAGCGATAATGTATTTATCTGATCCTTAATATCATCAAGCCTTTTGAACTGACTGTCATAACTATCTCCTGATGGGCTGATATATTCCATGCGTGACTCAGGTGGAAGTGATAGTGCCTCACTGGGGCCTGTTGTTATTTCATCTGCGTTTGGATAGCCAAAGACTGCAAGTAATGGAACAGAACTAATATGCAAAATATTGTCCAAGTCAGACTGGATCTGGTAATGCTTAAGGTTTAGCTCTGCAATGTCATACAAAGGACTGCGGCTTTCATAGAATCCGACCCTGTTGGAATAGGCAACAGCAAAGGGTATCTTATCCTTCAAGCTCATTTCACCTTCTTCAAACAATTTATACTCGCCCTTTTTATCGTCTTTTCTGTGGATTTCATATCTACCACGTTCAAGCACTCTGATCTGAGATATTACCTTCTCACCATATTGGCCATCTGGCTCAACAACCCTCTCCAATAAACGTACTTGTGTGAGTTCTCTTGCACCATCTATGATCTCAGTCCTCCAGCCTAATATATCCTCTGGCTTATATGTCACCCAGTATGGCCTTGCTTTCTCTCCTTCCTTTGGTGCATCTACTAAAACACCACAATGTCCAAATGAAACAACGATTCTTGCAGTCTGATAAAGCCAAATATTTAGATCATTACCTTCAAGGTCAACATCAAACAGTTGTTCTCTTACCAAGTCAGACACATCATCTAGTCTTATGGGCTTTCTGACCAGCATACCGCTTAACATCTTCTCAATTCTCTGGAGATATGGAACTACTGTTGACCTAGCTAATCTGCGATCATAACTATCATCTACTTCTCTTTCCAGCTGAGGCAAGTATTTTCTATGCTCACTCCTGATCTTATATGTACCTTCCTTTAAATCTGATATCAAATCCCAGAACTGTGCCATGCGTTGATGGGCTGCATTAGGGCTTGCAACTGTCGTTACAGCTTGGGTGATGGACTTATTGTAAATATCAAGTGAGCTATACACGTTTTTGCCTCAATAGTACCATGTCTTTAATATATTCTAATCCCTGTCGGTTTGCCCGCCCTAGCAAACAATGGATTGAACTCACGCCATATCAAATATCCCACAGCGTCAGCCATGTGGTCATAGCCAGACTCTTTATCAGGCTCTCCCTTTTCGTTGTATGACTGAAGTTCCATTGATTCAATTAGCTTTCTGCAACTGGCATGGATTTGTAAACGGCTTTCCCCCTTGCC